TTCGTTGTCGGATGTCTTGGAGACTGGACCCGTGCTGCCCAGGTTCTCTTTGAGCGTGAAAGCGTGCAGCGGGATTCTTCGCCGCGCCGAACGCCGAGGAAAGGCGCTGCCGGCAATGCTGAAGGCGGCGTTGGAGCAGGTCGCTGGTGGGACGGCACCGACTGCGCTGGCACATTGACGAAGCAGAACGCAGGTGGCGGTCAGCGAATGCCAGACAAGGACAATTTCGGTGCAATCATTCAGCCAACCGCAGGGACGCTTGGCAACCGCGGTTTGCGGTCACACACGGAACTAGATGGACATGGCGCGTACATCCCCGTGCCATACACCAAGTCCAAGCGCGCCCAGTCCGTGACCGATGACGAGACCTGTGTGGATGGGCAGGTCAACCCTACGCTCTCGCTGTTCGATCAGGGCGACACGCGGGCGACCACGGTGGCGGTGGCGTTCCCCATCAACACGCTGACGCTCGGCGGTCGACCCGATGCGGTCAACGACAAGCGTATGACTATGGGCGTGGGAGAGAACGGAGATCCGCAATTCACGTTGCAGGCTGCTCACGGTCATGCGGTGGCGGTGGGATTCAATTGGCAGAATGGCGGCGGGTATGGAAACGCCAATGACGGGCTAGGTATTACGGTCGAAGGGACGGGGCCGTTGCAGCGGTGCAACACGCCGGCGGTGGCTCAAGCCATGACCGTTCGTCGGCTTACCCCACGCGAATGTGAACGCCTTCAGGGGTTCCCCGATGACTACACGCTCATCCCGTGGCGCAAGAAGCAAGCAGAGGACTGCCCGGATGGGCCGCGCTACAAGGCGCTCGGAAACAGCATGGCGGTGAATTGCATGGCTTGGATCGGGGAGAGAATTGCGGGTGTCCTGTGAGTGCAGTAATCGTTGACATTGAGACAGACGCTCTCGATAACTACACGGTCATCCACTCCATCGTGGTCCGTGACGCGGCCACGGCAAACGTCCTGGCTTCGACCTATCAGGAGATCGGTCACGCTGCGTCGCTCCGTCTGCTTGAGTCTGCTACAACGATTGTCGGACACAACGTCATTAACTTTGATCTCCCCGCTCTGCGGAAGTTGCTTGGATTTGTCCCGACTGCCCCCATCATCGACACGTTGGTCCTGTCGCGGCTTGCCTTCCCGGACATCCGAAACGATGACTTCAAGCTGAAGGACTTCCCGAAGGTCCTGATTGGAAGCCACTCCCTGAAGGCTTGGGGATATCGCCTCGGTATCCACAAGGGGGAGTTCGGGGAAGCCGCTGATTGGTCAAGGTGGACTGAGGACATGCAGCGGTATTGCGAACTGGACACGGAGGTCACCCGGAAGCTGTACCACCACCTTGTCCAACAGCGAGTGTCTGACCGGGCATTAGCCCTTGAGCATGAAGTTTCCGCGATCTGCCGCAACATTGAGATTGCTGGGTGGACGTTTGACATTACCGGCGCAGAGCGGCTGACGGCAACGCTGCTGTCGCGGCGGATTGAGTTGAAGGAGCAGCTTGTCAAGGTCTTCCCTCCCAAGAAGGAGTACCTCAAGACCAAGACCAAGACGATCCCGTTCAACCCCGGCAGTCGTATGGAGATTGCCCGGGGACTCAACGAGCTCTACGGGTGGAAGCCTGTGCTCGTCACCCCCTCCGGACAGCCCAGGATTGACGAAGAGATCCTGTCCGAACTGAAGTACCCCGAGGCCCAGCTGCTGACCGAGTATCTGTTGGTGGTCAAGCGGCTCGGGCAGATTGCCGAAGGCGAGGAAGCCTGGATCAAGCTAGTGCGGAACGGCAAGATCCACGGGCGCATCAACCCAGGTGGCACGTTGACCGGACGGGCTTCTCATGCCCGCCCAAACATGGCCCAGGTCCCCGCCTCGAGGAGCCCTTACGGTAAGGAATGTCGGTCACTATTTCTTCCAAGGAAGGGCTTCACCTTGGTTGGTGCGGACGCATCCGGACTTGAGCTTCGGTGCCTTTCGCACTTCCTCCACCAGTATGACAATGGCACCTACGGCAAGGCCGTGGTGAGTGGAGACGTCCATTGGGAGAACGCGATTGCCTTTGGTTTGGCGACCGCCGGCACCAAGCGTGACAAGCACAACGAGGATCACGAAGCAGCCAGGAACCAGAGCAAGACCCTGATCTACGCCATGATCTACGGCGCCGGCGACCAGAAGCTCGGCTCAGTCTTGGGTTGTGACGCAAAGGTTGGGCGTCGCCTGCGGACATCGTTTGAGAAGAAGGTCCCGGCCTACAAGATGTTGAGGGATGCGGTGGCCACGGCGTCCAAGCGGGGGTACCTGGTCGGCCTTGACGGCCGCTGCCTACCGATCCGCTCGGAGCATTCGGCCCTGAACACTTTGCTTCAGTCTGCCGGCGCGGTGGTGATGAAGGTTGCCTTGGTGGAGTTCGTCCGCGACATGGCCCTGTCGGGCTATGCGTGGGGTGACGACTACGCCGTCGTGGGGTGGATACATGACGAGTTTCAAATCGAATGCCGAGCGGAGCTGGCCGAGCGTGTTGGAAACGGTGCGGTCTCCTCAATCGGGTGGGCGGGGGAGCGTCTTGGGTTCCGCTGCCCTCTCGCCGGGGAGTTTCGTGCCGGGTCTTCATGGGCCGAGACTCATTGAGAGGAGCCTCTGGATTGCTTATCTGGCTGGCTATCTGGATGGCGAAGGATGCTTCACGGTCTGGCATCAAGCGACTCCTGCGATCAGCGTCTCCAACACGTTTCCGTACGTCATTGAGGCGATGCGGAAAGAGTGGGGCGGGCACATCAGCAAGAAGCAGCAGCGGGACGGGAGCAGAACCGCGTGGGAGTGGCGGGTCTGGGGGGACACGGCTATCCAGGTTGCCCGGATGGTCTCCCCCTACCTGGTTGAAAAGCGGATCCAAGCGGATCTGATGGCGCAGATACGGGTGTGGCCGGCGGGGTCGCAACAGCGGAAGGATTTGATTGAGCGACTGCGGTCGCTGAAGAAGGTTGATTACGGAAAGGAACCAGCATGAAGCCTGATCTCACACTCATCACAACTACCGAGCTGCTTGACGCTGTCGCCGAGCGGGTCGATGCATTCCTCTTTATCGGCTACCAAGACCGGAGCAAGTCCTCCTACGCGCTGATGACTGAGTGCAAGGGCAACAGCCTGGAGATCATCGGTCTTGCCGAGATGCTCAAGGACCGTATGAAGGAAGTCGTTGCCGGATCCAAGGAGCAGGGGGAGCCATGAGTACTCACATCGTCATCGACGGTGACATCCTCTGCTACACGGCGTCGGCGTCCGTGGAGAAGCCGATCCATTGGGGGGACGATTTCTGGACTCTCCATGCGGATCTGGCGGAGGCCAAGAGCCGGGTGGACATCGACATCGTTGAGTTCGTTGAGCGGCTGAATGGTTCCTCATACACGGTTTGCTTCAGCGACTCAGAGAACTTCCGCAAGGTCATCTTCCCGGAGTACAAGGCGAACCGCAAGGACACGCGAAAGCCTGTGTGCTTCACGGCACTCCGCGCCTACATCATGGAGTGCTGGCCGTGCGTCAAGTGGAAGAACCTCGAGGCCGACGATGTCATGGGCATCATGGCCACGGACCCGAAGAAGGACGTTGTGATCGTGTCTGCCGACAAGGACATGAGGACGATCCCGGGCAAGTGGTTCAACCCGAACAACCCAGACGCCGGGGTGGTTGAGGTAAGTCAGGCCGATGCCGACCGGACGCACCTGATGCAGACCCTCACGGGTGACCGTGTCGATGGATACGCCGGGTGCCCAGGGATCGGCCCCGCCCGTGCAGAGAAGATCGTTGACGGCGGATGGCCCGCTGTCGTGGAGGCGTATGTCAAGGCCGGCCTGAGCGAGGCCGTTGCGATCACCCAGGCGCGGATGGCGTACATCCTCCGACGGGGTGACTACGTGAAGAAGTCAGGGAAAGTGCGACTGTGGACACCAAACAAGAAGGGAGTAGCCACGTGATTACAAGTGACTCATGGATTACGTTTCAGTTCTGCCGCCATGAAATCGACATCCAGAACCACCTTGATGAGGGTGCGCTGGATGACACCAAGAAGCTCAAGTTCAAGGCGGAAGCCAACATTGGAGATGGGATGGTCTGCTTCTACCTGTTCGCCGGTAGCGGT